GCACATACCGCCCGGCAGACATAGAAACGCGGGAGCCTTCTGGCTCTCGCGTTTTTGTTTTGCCGATCACAAGAAGGAGTCTATTTCATGTCCTCGCTCTATCAACCGCCCGCAGCAGGCGCAGCCTCGGGACAGGCTGCCCAAGCCCCGGCACAAGGTCAGTCTGGACAACAGGCAACGACCCCCCCAGCCGGCCAGCAGCCGCCCGCAGCGCCAGCCTTTGTAACTGCCGAAGAAGCCCAACGGATTGCGAACCAAGCCGCGGAAGCAGCTTTCAGACGCGCCCAGGGCCTGACGGAAAAGACTCGCCAGGGGATCGAAAGTCAGATTGCCACCCTACGCCTAGAGATGCAAGCAAAAGGCGCACCGCTCGCCCCCGAGCAGGAGCAGGTCTTGCGCAGCCAGCTCGAAGCGCAAGCGGTCCAGCAATCCGAACCGCCCGCCTCGGCCCAGCAGCCCGCCCCGGCTGCACAGCCGCAGACGACCGGCGATCCCGTTCTCGATGTGGCGTTCAGTATGATGCAAGCAGCCGGCATGACCATCGAGACCACCGACCCCGAGTTCGCCACCCTCAAGCAGGACGGCGGACCCAAGGAGTTCCTGGACTCGATCGAGACGGCCATCGCAGCGAAAAAGCAACGCCTCGGCGGAAAGGAAAACCCAACCGCGCGCGTACCACTGGCAGGCCCGCAGCTCCCGGCAGGAAGCCCCGAGCTCAGCGAGCAAGAGTTGTGGGACCGCGCATATCGAAAATAGCGAGGACACATGGCTTACACTATGGCCGACTTCCAACAGTTGGCCACCGATCCCCTGAAAAAGGCGGTAATCAACACCTGGCGCAAGAACAGCCTGGTAATGGACCTGCTTCCCTGGACGCCCTCCGATGGGCTATCCATCAAGTACGTCCGTACCCTCGGGCTGCCCTCTCCCGCCTGGCGCAAGATCGGCGCCGCCTTTGCCGACAAGCAGGCCACCACCGAGCCGGTGGAGGAACAGATTTACTTGATCGGCGCGAAGATCGACATTCCGAAGGAGTACGTCAAGGCAAAGACGGTCGTCGATCAACGCAAATTCCAGAGTTTGGCCATCACGCAATCGATCGCTCTCGGCTTCAACGACGCCTTTATCAACGGGTCGCCGGCCGATGTTGACTCGATTGTTGGCCTTTGGTATCGCCTGGTGAACGATCTCGACGCCGCGCAGACTGTTGACGCGGGCAACATCGACATTTCACCTGACGCCACCACCCTCTCAGTCCAGCAAACCACCCTGCTCAACAAGATCGATGAGCTCATGGACCAGTTCGACGACGGCTCCTGCGACGTTCTCTTTATGAACGACGTGATGAAGCGCCGGCTCGTCGCTGCTCTGCGGGCTGTGGGTGGCCTGGATACCGGGCAAGACGCCTTCGGCCGCAAGTTCCAGACATACGGCGTAGGTGGGCCTAAGATCATGGACATTGGCCGCAAGTATGACCAGTCCACCCGGATCATTGGCAACGTCGAGAACGTCAACGGCGCTGTCCTAACCGGTGGCGCAGCCACCAGCATCTACGGGGTGAAGTTCGGCGAGCCCTATCTCGGCGGCTTCTACCTGGACGATCTGCTCGTGGACGACGTTGGCCTGATCGAAGCCCGCACCCACTACCGCACCGTGATCGACTGGTCACCGGGGATCTACATGGTTTCCCCGCGCTCTGTGGGCCGTATCCACGGCATTGTAGCCGCATAAGGAACCGCAAACATGCCCCAGGATACCAACCTCATCATGGCCGCAGCCGCGGCCGTAACAGCCGACGCCAACGGCACGACGAAAGACTTTGGCGGTCCCGACGTTCAAGCCAGGACTTACCTTCTCAACTGTACCCTGGTCTCGGGGACCAACCCGACCCTGGACGTGGAGATCGAGGAGTCCGACGACGATTCCACGTGGCGCAACTTCCTGACCTTCAAGCGGATCACAGCCGCAGGCCAGCAGTACGTCACCGGGCGCTCAAACGCGCGCTATCGCCGGGCGGTCTTTGACATTGGCGGGACCAATACCCCCTCCTTCACCTGCTCGGTGGAGGTCGTGGCGGCCGGCCGCTACCAACAGTTCTAACCAACCGCACCAATCACCCGAGGGGCAGGCCGAGAACCTGCCCCTCTCAGGAGGCGCACGATGCCCCAGGACACC